TGGCTGTGGCGAGGAATGGACTGGCACAATCAAAGGAGATAGAGAATGCGGGATTAGCGTATTTTCTAACTGCCCTTTGAATCACGGTGAGTAGCACAGCCCATTCCAACTTGCTTGTACCCAAGAAGTGCATCCAGTCGTGTGTGCCTTCTTGTAACAATCCATCATATTTCAGTGCAATCAATCTACGCAATACCAAATGCACATCACACATGTTTTGTCCACCCATGGCCCAGCCATCAAAGTGTGTGTCAGGATACTTCACAGGATCACAATATTCTTTCATGGTTTGATACCATGTTTCTGCTGAAGTATGATTGTCGCCTTGCAATACGTTTAGAAACTTGGCACCACCATTGTTCTTGCCTTTACGGTTCTTCATGAAATAATCATTGTTGTACTTGGTGGCATCCACTGCTTCTTCCAGTGTTCGGATGCCACAAGCCTTGCTGGCTTTCTTGTCATGAATAACCCAGGTAGGGATATCAAGAATCATGCCATAGTCACTGATGGTATCCAGCCACTTCAAAATACTACTACGTTTCTTTTCTGCTTTGGCACAACCCGAATTGGCTTTCCAATCGCCTTCCCACAGGCCTTTGGCAATCTGGAATCCACCCGAGTCTCCCAGCATGAATGTACCAGGCTCACGATTGCGAACCATGTCTTCTGACCAGTCTTGTTTGGTCAAATCTAAGTTGGCATGACCACCTGAGTACAATGACCACTTGTAGGGAAACATGGCTTTCTGACTGTTGAGCCAGTTCATCTGTTCCATGTCTGTCAGTCCTTGCGGAAAACGTGCAGGATCCACATATGGTTCGTTGCGTTGTTTGCCCACAAATGTGGCATAGAAACCTGATATGGCTGGTAAGAACACAGCGTAATCAAGTTGTTTAGCGGTTAAGTTATCCTGCAATTTTTCCCCAATCAAATTTCAACCACACACGTTCATAAATGTATTGACCTACTGCTAGTACAATATGAATAACAACTGCATCTCCCAGTCCAGTCCAAAATGCTGTAAGTGTCAGTGCTACCAATCTCCATGCTGCCAGTCTAACAAACGTGCGTAGATGTGTTTCTGTCATTACTTGCTTTGTGCAGGCAAGATATAGTTGTAAACAGCCACGCCTGAATCCACAGTGATCTTGGCAGCACCATCATCACTAATGCGAATAGTCTTGTCACCAGTCAGGGCCATGATGGCCATGAACTGTGAGGCCGGCCATGACCAGGCACGTTTCAATTGACCATTTACACCTGAATGAAACACAAAGTTACCAGCGTGTGTTGAGTGATCACCAAAGAAAAACTTCAAATCGCCGTTTTCAGTCCGGGCTTGAAAGTTAGGCTCTTCCGCATTGGCCTGTGCCTGCATACGCAGTCGCTGGATGGCAGCCACAGTGGGTTCAAATTCAATGTGCCAGGTGACACCTTTGAACTTGGGTGTTTTGAGTTTGTCGTTCACAATCTCTGCTGCCATGAAACGATATGTGTTGCGGAAGTCTCCTCCAGCATTTTCAAACTCAATACCATCAGGTGCGCCTGTGGCTTTTTTGGTCAATTTGAGCTTGGCATTTTCTTTGTACTCTTGCAAGTTCAACAAGATTTTCAATTTGTTCAAGTTGGGCATGCCAAATGTGCCAATAAAATCTGGGTGTGGGTTTTTGAATTCGCCTTCTAATACCACTGACAAGTCTTCTGCCACACCCACAATGGCTGTGCTTTTGTCATCGCCCGTGATCTTGATCAAGTCAATGCAGCCAAGATCGTGTGTGTGTTCTACCAAGTCTTTAAGATAATCTCTCATGCTTACTCCTATGTTGTATGATTATATAGATTTTTTTACTCGTGTGCAACTATTTTGGCCAGGCTCTGACCGCCTCTAAGGGATTCAATTTCGCCAGGTCTGCGGATCTCCATCCAAGCAATGTCACCTTGCCCACGATTCACAGCAAGGATTTCAAACCCAACTTGATTGCAGTGGGCTTGTATTTCTCTTCCAGGTGTATAGCACATAAAACTCTTTTCCGCCAGAGCCACACCATGTGCCCAATCACAATCGTTAAATGTGAATATGGCCACCCCGCCTGGTCTTAATCGTGCAAACATACTGTCCAGATATTGACGCACCACCTTCATGGGTTTGTAGTTGAAGTAGTTGTAGGCAAATATCAGTCCGTATTGATTCACAGGCAATTGCCACAGTGCATCGGTATACTCGTAGTCGTTGATCACATATGGTCTCAGTCTGCGTTGATATTCTGGAGTAAATGCTTGTACTGCAGGAGTTAATAACTCCTCGTGCTGATCTACTAGATACAATGGATCCAGTGGCACTAGGTCTTCAATAAACTTTTCTCGTCCGGGGCGCATGATCAAGCCGGGCAGTCGCCAGTCTGTGTACTGTAGAAGTCGCCCTGTGAGCAACAGTCGGCTGTCTGCGTCAATGCTGAGTCGACGATTCAAAATGTACTCGTTGGTTTCGTAGCACATTTCTTCTTCATACAGTCGTTGACTGGCCTGGTATTGCGCAGGTTCAAGTGCAGAGATTTGTTCACGCACATTGGCTTTGAGCTCGTCCAAGGCAGTTTGTGCATGTTGAAACTCACGAGAGATATTGTTGATCTTTTCAGCAAATGCACTGCCGTACTCGTCAATTTGCACAGCATGATTTGCTACCACATGGCCTATTTCGTGAAACTTTTTGACAGCCGCATGATAGTCAGGAGCAAGTTCATTGCTGTCCAACAAATTCAAGTATCCAACAAGTTCGCTCAGTTTCATTCGAAAGAAAATAATGAAGTAAATGTGTTTTCTGTGTTGGTGGCCGCAGCCAGGTCCCAGTCCAACACGCCCAACAGGTTGTCAATCTTTTGATCCACCACAGTGGCTTCCATTTCTGTGTCGTCAAAAGGCAAGTCCTTGAACCACTGCGGCAAATGCATTTCGTCTGTGGGATAACCAATAGATGTCCAGCCTAGCGCATTGCTTCTGAGTTTGCACACAATGGTTTTCATACCGTCGACCACCTGCATACTGTAGTTGTCTGAATTCATTCGTCTCAAGTTGTTCCAGTTCAAAGCTGCACGTACATGCCCGGGCATGTTGGCTTTGCCCAGGCGTTCTTCTTCCTTGCCGTACTTGGTCAAGTTGTTCACACGCTTGGGTGAGCCTTTTTCCCAGCCTGGCCGCTCTTTGAATTCATACTTGAACTCACGCACACGTTCAATGATTTCATCACGTTCGGCACCAGCCAGCACTTTATTTAGAATTTCTAGCAAGAAGTCTTGAATAACTTTGGGGGTGTCACTACGTTTCAAATCCAAACCGGTGGCCTTGGTCTTGCCAATTGAGCCGTTGACATCCAGTCGTTTGTTTTCAATGTCAATAGCGTTGACAGCATAACGTTTTTTGGTGATAAACAGGCCACGGTCTGCCACTGTTTCACGACCGGCCTTGATCAAATCTCCCATGTCTCTGGGGCAGTGGAACGCACGTTCCATAAACGCTGGGAAGGAATCATTCACTTGGTCAGCGATGCTATCATATAACTGGATACAGATTTCTTTTGACCATGCCATGCGACCTTCGGCAACTTCTTGTCGGAGCACCGGCCATGCTGAAAAATAACAACTGTCTGTGTCGCCATAGATAACTGCTCGGCCCACATGGTCATATTCACCAGTGATGCACTCATTTAGATATGCATCCATGTGTTTGGCAATACTGCGTCCAGTCAAGGTAGTCGATTGGCCAATGCGCTTGTCAAAAAATCTGCAGCCTGGATTCAAAATAGCACCATACAAACTATTCAAATTAATTTTCTTGACCAATTGACGTTTGTCCCAGAAAGCAATCTCTTTGGCATCCCGGGCGTCTTTCTTTTTGGCCTGCATGTCTTTGCGTTCAGCATACCAGCGTTCCAGCAAGCCAGGAATAACGCCTTTCTTTTCGTATGTGAATATTGTGCCATTGGCACTCAACACCCACGGCTGATTGGAGTCAAACAACATGTACCAAATTTCAGCGCCCGAGTGTACAGTCTCTTCACCTGACTGCCAGTCAATGGTGATCTCTGTGCCACGTTGTTGTTCCATCACTGCTGTGTATTCTAGACTTGCAAATACACCTTCCCATGCAGCCGCAAATGAATCACCTCGGGCCATTTTGTCCTTGATGTACCTATCAGTCATCACCGGTCGCAGTTGACCTATAATGGTTTCTGGGCCCATGTTCAAGGCACGAATTGCTGACGGATATAGACTGTTGATGTCAACTGACCCAATCCACTCATGCAATCCTTTCTTGGGATATGCCACATAAGCACCAGCAGCCTGTGTGTCCTCGTCGGTGAGTCGTTGTTGTCGATTGGGCACAACCATACCACGTTCGTGTGCTTCGTTGATGATGGCCTGTTCAGTCACAGCCACAGCACCCATTGTGGTGGCCAACAGCACTGTGTTGGCATGTGCCAGTTCGCTGGCCAGTTCTAAGAAGCGTAATTTCTTGTCCAGTTTGTCCAACAGCAAGGTATCTTGCCGGTTGTATTCAATAAAGGTCTTAAAATGTTGATTGTACAGTTGATCCAGTGTGCCTTCAAACTGTGTCTTGCGCTCACCCAGTTCGTACTCAGCAATGGCATCCAGGCTGTATGAATGGCGCTCTTCATAAGTGTACTTGCGATACAGTTGCATATAGTCCATATGCACACGGCCCACCAAGTCATAGGTTTCATTCTCGGCACCAAAGCGTTCAAACACACGCTTCTTGGGAAACTGTCCCCACAAACAAAAACGTCGAGTGTCGTCTTTGCTGAGCACTCGAGTGATACGATTCACTGTGTAGGGTATGTCATAGCCTTCCGAGTTCCAACCACTCAAGATGTCTGCATCTTCTATGAGATCCAGAAACATCTTCAACATCTCTGACTCAGACTCACACAGCACAGTGTTTTCAAATTCTGCACAGATCTCACGAGCAGTCTCTGCACTCATGTGGCGTGGTGCCACCACCAGTGTGACCAGTTGCTCCAACCAATTCAGATATACCGATATGGCAGTGATGGGATTGAAAGGATCTGTCACAGGAGAGAAGCCACGCACTGAATCGAACGCAACTTCAATGTCAAAAAATGCTGTGTGTAGTACAGGTGCGTCTTGGTCTTTGTAGTTTTCTTCAAAACAACGGAATATGGGATTTATGTCCGATTCGTAGATTTGTCGACCGCTTTGTGCTCGAACTTCCTTGCGGAACTCTTTGTTGTTGCGTGTGCTGAATCTTGACACAGGTGTGCCGTAGATGCTTTGAAACTTGCCTCGGGCGTCATCGTAGTAAAAAACATAATTGGCAGGATACTCTCGGTACTGCCGTTTGCCATCGCGGCGTTCTACCACGTGAATGCGATCGTGCTCACGATCAAATAGTGCGTCAATATAACTCATTAGTCTCCGTTTGTGGCCGGTATAGCCTTGTTACATGTTCGTGTCGTGAACGATTCGTTGCTGTTGAAAGCAATATTTATAATGTCTTGCCCACTGTTTCGAGAATTGTTTCCAACAGCTCTTGATCTTGTTTGGTTTTGCCAAATTCGGCCTTGTGTGCCACTCTGATGGCTTTTTTCAACACAGCCGGTTTGATTTCTAATTCTTCTGCAATGGCCTTGATGGTGTCGGTCAGGCCACCTTGCAAGGTATCAATTTCGTGCATGACCTGCATGCCTTCGTTGATGATTTGGGTAAGTTTGATCTTTTGATCGCCGTTGAATGTTTTGGTATCCATGTGTACTCCTAAAACACTATTATAACACAGATTTTGATTTTGTCAAAGCAAATTTGCTCACTTCAAGCATCACGGTAGCGAATCGTTCAGCTTGCCCAGCAGCCGGGCCACACGGTCCTAAGAGAGGTGTGTTGGTTGGTGTCAGCTCTACTATCCTGGCCTTAGTTTGCCATGGAAGGAGAACTGACCACGTTGCCTATGCCAAATTGGAATTCCAAAATCAATCGGGCATGCATTGGATTTTCAGCGAAAACCGCAGTCCTTACAATCTGTCCCTTGACTAGCACAGTGGCCACGTATTTGTTCATACACGTGATTGTTTGATGCCGGCCAGATGTTGCATACGTTCCGCGCTTTCATTAACGCTGTATTGATCCACGTAGTTCTTGCCCACATTGGCACCCGACGCACCACCAAACCCAACACCTGTTGTTCTGGTTGCAGTGTGCTGTTGTCCAGGCTTGCCCAATGCACCTGTGGTATCAGTATAGTTGGCTGAGACTGACTTGGTTCCTGCCAATTGCCCTTTGTTATAATTGGCTGATTTTTGTGTGGCCGTCATGTTCAAGTTTGGAGCTGCCTGCATGCTTGCGGAAACTGAGCCACCACCGCCTGGTGTCATATTTTTTGTTGCACTGAGAGTTGTCCCGCCAACACTGGTTGTGCCCGACAAAGTGTTTGTGCTTTTGTCGGTTGTGAAACTTGCACCTGGCACATTCACTGTGGCCTGATTGGGTTCTTCATTGATTCCTGTTGCGCTGTCAGCAGCCAATTTGGCCAATTCATCGTCACTGGAGCCAACGTAATTTTTGCCCACCGTGGCACCTGACGCACCACCAAAGCCAACTCCTTTGACTTGTTGTTTGGCTTGTCCGGTCATGTTGTTGGTGGCAGTTTTGGTTGTGGTGCCGGCCAACTGACCTGCGCCAATGTTGGGACCAACAGTTCGTGCGCCCAGTGTTGCTGTGCCCAGGTTGAATTGTTGGTCAGTTTGTTTTGTGTAGCCACCTGGTGTCTTGGTCTGCGACACAGACAACGGACCTTGATTGAAATTTGTGGTCACATCACCCGTGGCTGAATCTGTGGCCTGGCTCACACCGCCAAAGTTCATTTCGTCCAGTTCTGCACCGCGTATCATGCGTTGGATTTGTTTGAGTTTATGATAGTTTTGTTCCGCGTCACGTCCATCATAGTAGGCCTGTCCATCTGCACGATCGTATTGTGGATCTCTGCGCAGTTCTGCTTGGCGTACCAATTCATCAATGTTGGGATATTTGTCTGCCAGGTCTCGGCGTTGTTTGTCCTGGTCCACAGGCGGTGCGGTATATGGTCTGCTTCTAGCATCTGCTCTGCCAAGGCCGCGTTCTCTTTTGGCAATGGTTCGATCAGCTGCCGCAACCGCTGCAGGATCGTCACGGCCAAAGAATCGATCTGTCTGAGCCATGGCTTTGTTCACAGTGGCCTTTTTACGATAGTCGCCTAGGCTGACTTCGTCTACCTTGGTTTTTTTACTTTCTTTATAGTTCTTTTGTACGTCAGCATTGCCTTGTGGATCAATGTAGCTAGTACCTGAATAATTTTTTCCTGTTTTGGGATCAGTATGATCCCACCGGCCCAATGATTGTTGTTGCCCAGTTGTGGGATTTTT